CTACGATAACCGCGCATTCAACATGGCTATCTGTTCGTCGTTCATGTCATCAATCCACATACCGTAAATTTCATACACCATCTGCGCAGTTTCATGCCCCATTTGGCTGGCTATAAATGCCGGGTTCGCTCCTGCCGTCAACAGCCAGCAGGCAAAAGTATGCCGCGTATGGTACGGATTACGGCGGCGAATACCAGCACGTTTTACTGCTGCATTCCACCTTGCCCCCAAACTGCTTACCGAGTAATAAGGTTTCTGTTTTCCGTTACACACCCTTGGCATGAAAACAAAATGCAGTTTTTGCTTTTCGGTTCTGCCGTACTCCCGATGATAAAAGGTGATTTCGCTTTTGCGATGATGCCCGGTCAGTTTGTATTGCTCCTTCAGTGCTTCAAGAGCAGGCTGCAGTAGTGTTACTGTCCGGATCCCGGCATTTGTTTTTGGGGGACCGAACATATCAAGTATCGTCAGGTTTCTTCTGACATTCACTATTCCCTTTTCGAGATCCACATCCTCCCACGCCAGAGCTGCCAGTTCCCCGTGACGAAGTCCTGAGTAAACGGCAAATTTCCACAAGTTCTGGCTCTGTCCTTTTTCACTTTCCATTAATGCATTGAATTCTGTTTTAGATAACGGATCAGGCTTTATTCTGTTTCGCTGTAATTTTTTTACTCCTTCAAATGGTTTGGTTGATATAAATCCCGACTGATACGCAAAACGTAACAGCGAACAGAGCAGGGCGATATAGTTATCAACTGTGCGCACGGTTCTTCCTTTTTTGTTGGATCTTGGATTATCCAGGTAAAGCGTTTCTCCATGCAGCAGTTCATTCCGGTAGTTTAAGATATCGCTATAACGAATATGTGATATCGGGGTACTTTCACAAATTATTATTCTGAGTGTTTTTAATTGTGATTTCGTTTTCTTCATTGTGTTTGTTGTTAACTCTGTCTCTTTAATTTTTGTCCAGATATCACAAAGCTCCCCGAACGTTTTTATGACTCTCGTTGTCACCATTTTTGCCCCAGTGCTGGACTGGGGAAAACGTCTTAAATACTCAAATTCACCGGAGTTTATTTCATGAACTATCAGCGCTCTTAAATTTCCGGCCTTTTTAATATTACTGTTTGTAATCTCCCAGCCTTTTAATGTTTCCCGACATCGTTTTCCTCGAAACATGAACCAGATGCGAATGTATCTACCTCTAATCTCGACACCTGTTGGTAATTTAGACATATCATGAGTCTTTGATAAACTGATTTATCTTTGGATAGTTGTACCAGATAATCCCTCGTTTGCTGTCTGGCTTACCTAAAGGAGATACTCGCTTGAAGTGGAAGCCCTCCACCCAACAGTTCTGGCGGTATGCTTCAATTTGTCTGGCCCCCAGACCAGTACGAAGCATCAGACCGTATTCAACCATCCACTCTTCATTAAAAATCACTTGTGCCATCGCATCACCTCTGGCGGGCGACAATATTAGACTGAAATTGACGCCCGACGTTGATTATTAATAATCAGCTATGAAGTTTTAATTTGAATACAATGCAACTCACGAGGACAGAAGTTTCTCGCAATTAAAATTTATCAGTTTTACTTTCTGCTCTCTGGAAACGCCTGCTTCTTTTTTCCCTGAGAGCATTTTTTCGCATTCTGATTTCGTTAATTTAGATTTTGAATATCTTATCCAGTTAGTAGGAGTGCCACCTTCTTTTTCAATAGTGGCGGTAATTTTATACATGAACACCTCCATTATTATTTCCAGTGGTTCGTTTATTCCATCGTTCGAGTGCTTCTTTTTCACTTCCACCATAGCCGGTTCGGGATTCGCATCCGTTACACTTCGCGCGGTAATATCCTGAAATGGCTTTCACCGTTACTGATGGACAACCACAAAAAGGGCATGGTTTGACTTTTGTGTATCGCACTGGTTTTTCTCCTGTGAGCTTTGTGGCTGCGCTCATTTCCATTGCTCCCCAAATACAAAACCAATTTCAGCCAGTGCCTCGTCCATTTTTTCGATGAATTCTGGCACCATCTCGTCAAAACTCGCCATGTATTTTTCATCCCGCTCAACCACGACATAATGCAGGCCTTCACGCTTCATACGCGGGTCATAGTTGGCAAAGTACCAGGCATCTTTTTGCGTCACCCACATGCTGTACTGCACCTGGGCCATGTAAGCCGACTTTATGGCCCCGAAACCACCGAGCCGGAACTTCATGAAATCCCGGGAGGTAAACGGGCATTTCAGTTCAAGGCCGTTACCGTCGTTGCATAAGCCATCGGGAGAGCAGGCGGTGCGCATAGTCTCGTCACGATAGATGATCGGGGATTCAGTAACATTCACGCCGGAAATGAACTCAAACAGGGCTCTGGCGTCGTTCTCGTACTGTTTTCCCCAGGCCAGTGCTTTAGCGTTAACTTCCGGGGTCACTCCGGTGCAGACCTCAGCCAGCAGGGTGTGGAAGTAGGACATTTTCATGTCAGGCCATTTCTTTCCTGAGCGGGGTTTTGCTATCACGTTGTGAACTTCTGAAGCTGTGATGACGCCGAGCCGTAATTTGTGCCACGCATCATCCCCTTGTTTAACAGTTCTCACGTCGATTCCTGTACGTTGCAGGATAATGTCAGGAGTCATGCTGCCACCTTCTGCTCTGCGGCTTTCCGTTTCAGGAATCCAAGAGTTTTCACTGCTTCGGTCTGCGTCAGTTCTGATGATGCGCGAATGTCGCGGCGAAGTATCTGGGAACAGAGCGGCAATAAGTCGTCATCCCATGTTTTATCCAGGGCGATCAGCAGAGCGTTAATCTCCTGCATGGTTTCATCGTTAACCGGAGTGATGTCGCGTTCCGGCTGACTTTCTGATGCGGTATTTTCGACAATGCGCTCGGCTTCATCCTTGTCATAGATACCAGCAAATCCGAAGGCCAGACGGGCACACTGAATCATGGCTTTATGCCGTAACATCCGTTTGGGGTGCGACTGCCACGGCCCCGTAACTTCTTTGCCTTCGCTGGTTTTGAATGGTTCGCGGCGGCACTCATCCATCCACTCGGTAACGCAGATCGGATGATTGCGGTCCTTGCGGTAAATCCGGCATGTACAGGATTCATTGTCCTGCTCAAAGTCCATACCATCAAACTGCTGGTTTTCATTGATGATGCGGGACCAGCCATCAACGCCTACCACCGGAACGATACCATTCTGCTTATCAGGGAAGGCGTAAATCTCTTTCGTCCACGGATTAAGACCGTACTGGTTGGCGACGATCAGCAGCGCGATGAATTGCGCATCGCTGGCATTGCCTTTAAATGCTGTCTGGCGAAGAGTGGCGATCAGTTCCTGCGGGTCGACAGTATCCATGCCGACACGTTCAGCCAGCTTCCCGGCCAGCGTTGCGAGTGCTGTACTCATTCGTTTTATACCTCTGAATCAATATCAACCTGGTGACGCGCAATGGTTTCAACCATGTACCGGATGTGCTCCGCCACGCGTTCCTGAAATTCAACATCGTCATCAAATGCGCGACTGATTGCCTGTTTGCTGGCACCGTGGCGTTGCAAATGGTCGATGCAGAGCGATTCAAACAGGTGCTGGGGCAGACCTTTTTCCAGGTCGTCCGCCAGTTCCGTTTCTTTTTCTTCGCGAACGATCTTCTGGTAGTGGCGTGACCATGCCAGCTCTTCAATGCGATCAAAAATCGGGCATGTGCTCATCATCTGTTACCCCAAAATTTTCAAGTTTGTTTGCGATCATCATTGCAATACCCGGAATTAATGGCGCTGAGGCTATACCTGCAGGATTCGCACATAAACCGTAAACCGCCGCAATCACCACTTGTCTTTTCCAGTCGAGTTTTTCTAATGATGAAGCTGCTGCTTCGCCAGTTTCATCACTGCAATCGCGATGCGGATCGCTGCCAGCATTCTCCTTGTGAGGATGTTCAGCGCCTTCCATTTTCTCCGGCTCATTTTCCCGAACTTCAACCTGATTCTCGTCATCGAATGTTTCCTGATATATTGCGTCGCCCATCACCGCACCACAGTCAGGGCAGTTATCCCCGCCAGACTGACCGCAGGCATTGCAAACTTTTTCTACTTCCTGTTGCGCCACTGGTTCAGGCTGTTTCGTTTCTGGCTCGTTTTGTAACGCATTTGGGCTGTTTTGTTCCGCTTTCTGGTCGTTCTGTTCCGATTCTTGTTGGTTCTGGTTCACTGAATCGCGGGTTTCAATCCCCTTCACCCATTTCGGATCATTCGGGTCGCTAATCCCCTCAACAAATTCACCACGTGATGCAGCAAGCCATCGACAGGATTTTTTGATGGAATGTTTTTCCGGGCTTCATGGAGTTCTGCCCGCAGTTCTTGATATTTCGCATCAACAGAATTTACCTGTGACTGAGCATCCAGCGGCTGCGTGTCCTGATGATGTTCAGTTGCGTCCGGTTCCATTGTTTCAGCCTCTCCCTGTTCATCTGCCGTTGTTCCAGATGGTTGCGGTTTTTCTACATCATCCTGTTTTCCTTCTTCTGTTACACGCTGCGGCATCGGGGCAGAGGAACGACCGCAGGCAATATCCACGATTTCCGGATCAGGGTTGGCATGATCAGTTTCAGTCAGTACTTTGTTCAGATATTCAGTGACGTGCGCGGGGGTGACCTCGATCCCAATTGGTGCTTCTTTCACGGACGCAACCACGATGGCGCGGGAATAATCCAGCCCGCCAGGCATGGTGATGAATTTGTCGCGGAAAACAGAAAAGGGCGGTTTATTTTCAGCGATAATTTCCTCAATGCGTTTAGCGTGTGCCGGATGAAGGTTATAGATGTCCACGTCCATTGAACGGGCAAGTACGCCAGTGGCTACATCGCGTGCCAGTGACGTCAGATCGTGGACGAAACCTTCGCCGCGATCGGTGAGGTTCCCGCCGCCAGCATTAGCACCGGAAGCCGTGCGAGTGATGCGTGAAACACGATTCCCTTTCCTCCATTCTTTTGTCAGAAGACCGCGATCAATGTGTTCGGTATCCAGCCAGGCTGAAATGAAATTCTTAAATTCATAGGGCTGATGTTTTTTCGTGATAGAGAAAACTGCCTTAATTGCATCAGTCAGGCGGAGCAGGGCGGCATTATCCAGAGTTGTCGGTTCTGCCATGCCGCGTATGGCCAACAGCAGATTCTGGACATAGCTGTTTTCCTGATCCATCTCAAGAGCAGTAATGTGTTCGCGTTGTTCACGGGTGGCATGATGCAGGTATTTCCGATCCCCGGCCGCATACGTAAAAATGTGCAGAAGACGCTGAGTGAACCGCAAAGTGGCTACAGAGACTTCACAATCCTGGCAATCCCCGTGGGCGTCTGCCTGCGCGTTTTCTTCCTGGCCTCCCGTCAGTTTTTCAGTTTCCTGAGCACTGTCCTGATAGTGAACGTCGTCTGGCGTTGCTCCCGGTTTTAGTTCCCAGGTCATGGAGTCTTTGCTGAGTTGATAGCGTTCACTCCAGGTAAAATCGATCTCACCTTCAGGGGGAAGGTCATTAACGACAGGAAAATTTGTGGCAACAGCTTTAAAATAGTTGCTCAGTTTTTTACCTGACTTAACGATCAGGTAGTCCAGAGTGGCACAGGTCGATTCAAAATCGTCACTTGCCCATAGGACGACGTCAGGTTCACCGGATGATTTTTTCGCTTTTCGTAACAGGAAGAGTGGTTTTGTGCTCATTGTTTTTTAACCTCAACTCAGATTAAAATTACTGCGAGTGATGAATAAATGTCCCAGGTTCTTCACTCAGGCCTGCACGTTGTGCAGGCTTTCTTTTTTCAGATTTCACCTTTTAATTTCATTGCAATCAGAGTTGCCAGAAATCCGGCTTTTTTTCTGCGGGCAGATTCTTTCCGATGTGAACCAGACTCATTTTTGTGACACCTTCATCAAGTGTTTTTACGTTGCCTGATGGGCCGTCAATATCAACCACAGTGAATGGGGTTTCTTTATTTTCTGTTTTAATCACGTAGCCAATACGCTTTCCTTCCAGATTAACCTCGTGAACAATGTCATCGGTAGTTACAACAGTGACTTCATAATTGGTAATCATGTTTTTCTCCTTAATTAAGGTCGAGCGAATTCCTGCCATTTCTGGCATAAATTCAGTTTCGAATAGTCAATTAATTAAAGTTCGTGTGCCATCTGGTCTTTTTCGGCACAAGCTTCACTGCAATATTTTCTCGGTTCGTCTATAGATAAAGTCCCGTGCATGAAGTGAAGCATTCTTTCAATAGCTTTGCTTTCTTCAACGTCTTTTTTGCAAAGGTGGTAAGCACATTTTATTTTCTTAGTCATCACCATGACTCCGCCTTTACAGGTAAACCATCACGACCGAGGAAGACTTTAATCATGCGGTCAGTAATGCATGTTTTTGTGGTCAGGTTACGAATATAAAGCTTTCGCTTTTTAATATTGTTTGCCGAGGCAATATATGTCCGGCCTTCATGAAGAACATAATCGCCAGGAGTCACACACTGACGTGGTATTTCATCAGTTCCGAAGTGATGAGCAATCATAATTATCTCCATTTTTACAAATGAACTTTGTCGATGCTGTGCCTGGTGCCTCCAGGTGACGTTAACCAGTTAACAATTAACGCCGGATAATCCACCCATAACACAGATGCTTTTAACTGTTCCGCGTGCGCTTAGCCGCATTCACCGCATCACAAAATTCACTTTAAAAAGGGCGGACATCAGCCGAACTTCAAGAAAAAACTGATGCTGCTAGGACTACACACAGCAATGTTGTTATTCACAACCGGAAGCGCACGGTCGAAGAAATTTAACGACAAGCCTTCTAAGGGAAAAACACCTCCTCCGTGCGCCTTCGTGTTGTATGCCTGTCTTTTTACCACTTCAGGCTCGGTGGTATACTGGAGTTCTCACACAACCAGTAAGGAATTGCTTATGCCTATTCAATCTCAACACAAAAATATTGATTATCTTTCCGCCAGATTAGAGGCTACCGCGCTTGTTCTTGAAGAACTTGTTAAACTTCTTACGCCAGAGCAGCGTGAAAAACTGAATCTGGCAATTGCCGGGCGTTGTCCGGGCGTGAAAAATGCATCTCTCAGGAATAGAAATTCTCCCGCATATCAATTATTACAGTTCATCAATGATGACGTCGGCAGCAGCGATTAATTTTTCTAATGCCTCTTCGACATGATAATTGTATGGTTGTAGTGACCTGAGATCTGTAATTGCATCAGCCAGGTTTCGTGCCATTACGGCTGGTGCGATTTTTTTTGCTACTGATACCCGGCTGGCGAGTTCCAGTGCGAGACGTGCCTGCCCTGGAGTTAGCTCTCTTTCCTTTGCCATTGTTGATGCCTGTACAGACAATTCATACGCCAGACAAAATACAGCATTATTAGTTTCTAGCGGGTCAATACCCTGAGTAAATGTCATCTTATCTCTCCCCTTAACGCCGGGTGGCGGAACTAAAACCTACAGCGCCGTGCTGTTCTTGATAGAAATATTAGTAAAACGGATATTTTAAGTCAACAGCATGGCGTATAATATTTTGATTTGGTAACTATGTAAATGTTTTTTCAAGGGAAAAATATTAGTTATACAGCTGATTTGCAGAAGTTATGGCACAAAAAAAACCGACTAAGACGTCGGTTTTTTTTTGTTGTGGATGGGGTAGTGAGCGGTGGCTACTGGTTACGTTTCTTTAGTGCCAGCATGTTCTCGAAGGCTTCCTCGTAGAGCTTGTTTAGTCCACGTAGCTGGTTAAGGAGTTTGGCTTTTTCTGACGCAGGTAGAATCTCGAAGAGGTTAAGTAACTCTGCCTGTTCTTCATTGACCAGCCTCCATCCTTTGCCTGAAAAGCTATCATCATAAGTATCTGATGATCTTACATAATTCATTAAGTCTTTAAGGTCTTCTCGAATGTCCTCTGGTTTTACCTTTAACAGAGCCGCAAATTTTAGCGCAGCGTCGGTATTTACCGGTATCTTGCCGTTCAGATACTGGCTAACGGTGCCTTGAGATTCGAATCCCAACAACTCAGCCGCCAGCTCTTGAGTCAGCTTCAGTTCTTTTTTTCTTGCATTCCATGCGGCTTTTAAATTCTTGCTCGCTTCTGGAGTTGCAATCACTTCGCGTGTTTTTTTCATACATAGAGTTTATTTGTTTTACCAATATTATCAAAGATAGTCTGACTATTGATCTTTAAGATTAGTGGGGCTAATATTTGCTCGAGGCATAACGTAGAAGGTTGGCTATGAACTTAAGAGACTATTTAAAAGAGAAACATATCACCCAGCTACAGTTTGGGAAGCTAACGGGTTTATCTCAGGTGCATGTAAGTCGAGTGCTGGGGGGCTATGAAAGATTCAGCCCTGAAAAAGCATTACGTGTTGCTGAAGTAACGAATTTCGAGGTTACACCTCATGAACTCCGGCCTGATATCTACCCGAATCCAACCGACGGTTTACCTGTTGGATGTAAGGCTAACACACAAAATACACAGGAGTTGATTCATGAAAATCAGGCATGAGCACATCGAATCAGTGCTGTTAGCCCTGGCAGCCGAAAAAGGGCAGGCGTGGGTCGCTAACGCAATTACTGAAGAATATCTGCGCCAGGGGGGCGGCGAATTGCCCCTGGTACCAGGCAAGGACTGGAATAATCAGCAGAATATTTATCACCGTTGGTTGAAAGGTGAAACGAAAGCGCAAAGGGAAAAAATTCAGAAACTGATCCCTGCGGTTCTGGCAATTCTTCCGCGCGAGCTGCGTCACCGACTCTGCATCTTCGATACCCTGGAACGCCGTGCATTACTGGCGGCGCAGGAAGCGTTGAGTACGGCAATTGATGCGCATGATGATGCAGTCCAGGCCGTTTACCGGAAAGCACATTTCAGCGGCGGCGGTTCGTCCGGCGATTCTGTTGTTGTTCATTAAGTGAATAGGGTAACTAACAATGAAAATCAAACCGTTTATCAATGCTGGAAATCTTACTCCCGGCGAACTACGAGACTGGATCCTGAAACTTGCAAAAAATGCAGAAATTGCGGGTTGGGGTACAGAAACTTCGGTTCGGAAGCTTCAGAGCGCAGAACTTAGCCTGCGCTCAGTTATGGACGATTTATCCCCAAGAATTAATTTTCTGGGGTCAGAGCAAATAATTCGTTCGGAAGATCACTCCAGCGAAGTTGCGGAAGTTCTGAATACTCTGAGGATAACTTTTGCTGCCGTTCGCGATATTCAACGAACCATTCTCTCATTGATTTCTCAGCTTCAAGAAATTGATAGTCGCATTCCTGACGGGGGTCATAGAGAGCGTCTTCCAGAATGTGAAGAGCAAGGACAGGGGAAACAGATAAGGGATCAGTAATACGTTTTTCACTTGCCTGGTATAGCAATCTCGCCAGCGAATCATAGCTACTGGGGCTCAGGAGAGAATCCCGTGAGTGATTTGTAAGAATCAGGTGGAAGCGGGTGAGAACTATAGCCCTGCATGTTACCAGGTTAACCATGTCGTGGTCGTGCTGGTTAATTTTGTACACAGTGCGCATGTGATTTTTAATTTTTTGGCAAACAGCCATTAAAGACATGTCGAACCTCCTTTGGTTCTGTTGATTGGGGAATCACAGATTATATCCGGAGGAAGGTTCGACACCAGATGAGGCAATTATGGTTAAGGCTAAAAACATGCCAAATCCCATGCCAAAAACTAAGGCAAACAATGAGCCTTATCGAAAGGTAAAAATAACGATATGGGATGATCCCAAATTTAGGGCGTTATCTCCTCTGCCTCCAAGTGGACAGAGTTTGTTTATTTATCTGCTGACCAGTCCATTTACCGGGATTATTCCTGGGTTGTTTAAAGCCGGGCGGGCAGCAATGGCTGAAGAGTTGGGGTGGGATATCGAAGCCTTTGACTTAGCCTTAGGCGAAGCCATGAATCTTGGCATGGTGAAAGCAGATATCAAAGCCAGAGTTTTTTGGCTCCCGAATGCTGCGAAACACAATCCGCCAAACTCGATAAATGTCATTAAATCCTGGGCAAAGGCATTCGCTTTAATTCCTGATTGCCCTCTCAAATGGGAGGCCAGGGAATCGCTGAGAGCAGCGTCCTACGGGGTTTCTGAGGCTTTGGGGATGGCATTCGATAAGGCAATCCCTTTGCCTGAGGATAAGCCTAAGGATAAGGCTAACGCTTTGTCATGCGGTATCCAGATAACAGATAACAGATATATAAACCCCACACATAACGCGCGCGAGAGTGCTCCGGCCAGTGAGGCAAATGGCGTGCCGTTGCAGACAGCGGAACCTGATTACCTGGAAGGCCTGAGCGAACCCATCGGGAAATTTCCGATGACCGATAGCTGGTATCCGTCACGGGATTTTCGACGACGGGCTGCGTTGTGGGGAGTGGCTCTGCCGGAGCCGGAATTTACACCTGCTGAACTTGCCGCCTTCCGGGATTACTGGGCAGCGGAGGGGAAAGTTTTCACGCAGGTTCAGTGGGAGCAGAAATTCGCCCGTCACGTAAATCACGTCAGGGCACAGGTTAAACCAGTCAGCAAGGGGGTGAACCATGCAGCAGCACCAGGTGGCACCGCATCACGGGCAGTTCAGGAAATTCGGGCAGCACGTGAGCAGTGGGAACGTGAAAACGGATTTATCAGCGACGGAAACGGCCTGGAAGCTGTGGGAACTCATGGGGGAGGTTTATTCGAACCGCTGGACCCAGAAGAACGGGGCCGCACCATCGAAGCTCTGGATTGCACAGATTGGCGCGATGACTGAGCAGCAAATCCGGCAGGTCTGCCGCCAGTGCATGGACCGCTGCCGGGCGGGTGAAACATGGCCTCCGGACCTGGCTGAGTTTGTGGCGCTGATTTCGGAAAGCGGAGCCAATCCATTCGGTCTGACGGTGGATGCTGTGATGGAGGAGTACCGCCGCTGGCGCAACGAGTCCTGGCGATACGACGGAAGCGATAAATACCCGTGGTCTCAGCCTGTGCTGTATCACATTTGTCTCGAGATGCGTTCAAAGGGGATTGAGCGCCAGATGACCGAAGGGGAATTAAAACGGCTTGCAGAACGGCAACTGACGAAATGGGCAAAGCATGTTAGTAACGGCCTGAGCGTTCCGCCAGTCCGGCGACAACTGGCGGCACCCAAACGCCCGTCGGGGCCAACACCGATTGAGTTACTGAAACAGGAGTATGAACGCCGGAAAGCGGCTGGTTTTGTTTGAGTTGAGAAGTAATTTTTACCGGGAGGAAATTTTAATGGAAACCGTTTTTGATGCACTGAAAGCAATGGGGAAAGCCACGTCGGTAGAACTGGCTGCGCGACTTGATATCAGTCGTGAAGAAGTGCTGAACGAGCTGTGGGAACTGAAAAGAAATGGCGTCGTTGATAAAACGGGTCACACCTGGTTTCTGGCTGGTGAAGGTGAATCCGGGGTAACCGAAGAGCAGCCAGCACAATCTGAAGTACCGGATGTGCTGACCGGGGAGGTCGAACAAAAAGTTACCGCGGACATGATGATTGAGTTTATCTGTCAGGATGGGGCTAAAACGTGTGAGGAACTGGCGGATAAGTTCGGTGTCAGCACTCGCAAGGTTGCTTCCACGCTGGCGGTGGTAACCGCAACGGGACGCCTGGCACGCGTAAACCAGAACGGTAAATTTCGCTACTGCATGCCGGGAGATAATTTACCAGCAGAGCCGAAAGCTGCATCGGTAGCGGAAACCGATGGTAAAGCCTTTCCTCAGCCAGCCGGTGTTGCGTTACCGGTACAGAAAGATGCAACACAGGAAGATATTAAAACAGAAACTGTGGCGGACATTGTGCAGTCGCTGCCATCGTTTACCGAAACGCGTGCGAATGACCTGATTTTACCATCACTGCATCTGGCAAACCGCGAATTGCGTCGGGCGAAAAGCCATGTCCAGAAGTGGGAGCGTGTCTGCGCCGCGCTGCGGGAGCTGAACAAGCACCGGGATATTGTTCGACAGATTGCTGATTCTTCCCGCCGTGTTGCATCGGAAAAGTGATTGCCGGAGGCGCTTATGGCAAAAGTATTTACACAAGAAGAGCGGGAAAAAATTAAGGTACAGGTTGTTGAACTTGTGCGTCTGAGCGGGCGCGAGACGTTACGGCAACTGGAAGCGAAAACAGGTGCGACAAGATATCTGATGAGTGTTCTTGCCAGAGAGCTGGTTGCCAGTGGCGATTTATACAACTCCGGCTACGGGCTATTTCCGTCTGAACAGGCACGTAAGGACTGGATAAAGGCCCGCAAAAAGATGTCGAAAGCAGCAGTGAAAAAAAAGAGCGACCCGGACCTGGTTTATTCATTACCAGACGGAGAAATACGTCGTTACGACAGGCGTCTGAACATAATCTGTCGCGAGTGCCGGAAGAGTGAGGTTATGCAGCGCGTGTTGGCGTTTTATCAGGGGAAATTTCAGGAGGTGATGCTGTGAGTACACCTGCAACCATTCTTGATATGTGCTGTGGCAGCCGTATGTTCTGGTTCGATAAGAATGACGACCGGGCGATATTTAGCGATATCAGAAAAGAAGAGCACACATTATGTGATGGACGACGCCTGATAATTAGCCCTGACCTGATAGCAGATTTTCGTGCATTACCATTTGCAGACGCATCGTTTCCGGTTGTTGTATTCGACCCTCCGCATCTTGAGCGTGTTGGTGATAACGCCTGGATGGGAAAGAAATATGGACGGCTGAATAAAGATACCTGGCGTGATGATTTGCGGCAGGGATTTAAAGAAGCCTTTCGTGTGTTGTGGCCACACGGTGTTCTGATTTTTAAATGGAATGAAACGCAAATACCTGTCCGCCAGATATTGGCACTAACCGACGCGAAACCAATCATCAGCCAGCGCACCGGTAAGAACGATAAAACACATTGGATTATTTTTGTGAAGGAAGCGACCAGTGGGTAAATCAAAATGCCAGGTTTATGGCAACAAGATAGAACCGTGTACGGCACTGGCAAACTCCCTTGAGCATGATGCTGAATACACGACGCGAAAAGGTCTGCTGATATACAAAATCTGGAATGAGAATTTAACTCGCGACCCTGATTTAGTGATGTTGCGTTCCGGTGAATTTTCTAAATCACCAGTTCGGGTTTCATTTTGCCCGTTCTGCGGTGAAAGTCTGAAAACATGGGAGAACAGAAATGAATGAAATTAGAGAAATACCAGTAGAACGTGATGAATATGGCTGCTGGACACATCCAGAATATGAAAAGTTCTGTGACGGTCGGGAATATATTTCAACGGAAGAGTTTAGCGCCTGGATGAAGGCAAATAATCTTCAGTGGACTATTTGCAGCATGGATGAAGATTATTTAAATCCGGTTGCAGATGACCCCGATATTTCCGCCTGGGAACCGGAACGACCAGAGGGCAATGGATGGTTTATTGGCTCCATTCATGATACTGAAGATGGTCCGGTTTGTGTCTGGTTGCGAAACAAGGTGATGGCATAGATGAGAATAGAAAAAGCGAAAGCACAGCTCAGGATAATGCTTGCTGGTCCGGCTGCGAGTTATATGACACATTCACCAGCCATAAAGAAGGTTCTTGATGAACTGGAAGATAAAGACAAACGCATTGTAGAATTGACAGACGCGCTTATGCAAATGATTAATGCGTATAAAATCACAATTCGTTCTGGTTACGAACGCATTACTGAATGTGGTGGTGACTGCGATTCACCAGAAAAGATGATTTCAGAAAATTCAGATATCAGAATGGCAGAGGCTGTTCTGAAAGCGGAATCCAAATCTGAATAATTAAATTCAGCATTGTAATAAAGATTAATCCTTTACTGGAGGGAACCCTGCACCCTCAATCATCAGGAGGCCGCCCGAAAGGGCGGTAATGAAAAGTGACTGAATTAACCAAAGAGCAATTAATCGAAGAAGCCAAATTAAAAATAGCGATTGCGAAATGCTACCCCAGTTCAGGGATGGCACGGGTAGAGGGCGAGTTATTCAAAATTGCACTGGCATCGCTGGAAGCAGAACCAATAGGTGCTTTCCACATTGTAGAACAGCAAGTTGACGGAACAAGTTACTATATCAAGGATGGGGAATGGCCTATTGATACTGGGATTATTGAAGTCTACGCCGCCTCACCGATGACGGTAGTGCTGAACGATGTATCTGGACCTCTTGCTCTTGCTTACAAAGAGCTTACACCTGCGATTATGCGCAACCATATCGCTGTATTCGAACGATACGGAATAACCCCAAACGATAGCATTACTACAATTCATGCGCTTCGAATTGCGCTGGATGGCATAGAGCGGAGCGACGCCATGCTTCATGGACGTCAGCCATGCCATCAAATTACCGCCTCAATGGCAAAAGCTATTGCGCTTAAACTTGGTGCCGAACTGAATAACGAAGAAGCAGAGATTTTCGCGGATGGGTATAACACCGCCATGCTTCATGCCGAAAACTTTCGGGAAAATAAGAATTCGTCAACCAATAATTTTCGGATAACCTCGGAAACGTCAACCAACTCTCCGGCAATCCCTGATGAGGTGTTGTCCGCAATCCTGAAGGTCGCCAGGCTTCGTGCAGATTTCGATGCTTCTGAAGGTGACAGGCGAGGTATCGGTGGTTGTCTGGATGAGGCCGAGCAAGAACTTATCGTTACCATTAACAAATACGCCAGTCAGATCGCAGTAGAAGCGATACAGGGGGCGCACCAATGAGCCGGCCCGATGCATTTGCAGGCGTTGCTATAGCTATTGCTTTTCCAGTATATGTTATTTGTCGGTGGGGGTAAAAACGTTCGCCGGAATTCACACCAAGGGAGGGAATATGTCGGATGATATTTCACTGGTAATGGAAGGCGCTCTGGCTGTTATTGCTGTTGTGGGTGTTTACTGCCTGGTTGTGTTTTTGATGGATCGCCTGGGGAACTGAATTCATTCCGTATGGGAATTCCCATATCGGGCAAAAACGGTTTGCTGTAAAGCGAGAGTTAAGTAGAATTGCTGCGGGTGCTTGAGGCTATCTGCCTCGGGCATGCCGCCGTAAGGCAGACAGAGAAAAGCCCCAGTTAACATTACGCGTCCTGCAAGACGCTTAACATTAATCTGAGGCCATATCTATGCGACACATAGAGATTAGCCTCTTACGGACCGAAAGGTCAAGGAGAAGCAGGCTATGAAGCAGCAAAAGGCGATGTTACTCGCCCTGATCGTCATCTGTTTAACCGTCATAGTGACGGCACTGGTAACGAGGAAAGACCTCTGCGAGGTGCGAATCCGAACCGGCCAGACGGAGGTCGCTGTCTTCACAGCTTACGAACCTGAGGAGTAAGAGACCTGGCGGGGGAGAAATCCCTCGCCACCTCTGATGTGTCAGGCATCCTCAACGCACCCGCACTTAACCCGCTTCGGCGGGTTTTTTGTTGTGCAGCGTAGTTGATTAGCTTTTTGTGTACTCCTTTGGTTGTGGTTCTTGAGGGGCCGTTTGGAGTAAATAGAATCATATTGCTTAGTTAGCGCGCAGGGAGAAGAGGGATGGACCCCAAACAGGGGATAGCTAATTATCCGGAAGGATTCTGCTGATGAAAATCGAAGAATTGCGTGAAATTTTTAGTGAAAATGGCCTCTATGCTGTGCGCGTTGAGAATGGGGAAGTTATCTACGCAACGTTAATTCCTGATGATCATGTAATTTTATCTATCGAGGCATTCATTGAATACCTGGAAAGGCTCGGTTTCAAGGTGGTTCGGGTATGAGTTATAATTCGTAAGCCAGCCTGAACAACTGGCAACCTACAGCGCCATTGGAGACAGCAATGGCGCATATACAACTGGTCAAGCAAACATCTTCTGGTTTACTTCTCCCGGCAACGCCGGAGAGTTGCGATTTTCTGCATCAAATCAAAATAGGCGAGTGGATACACGCTGATTTTAAGCGTGTGCGTAACTACGCATTCCACAGGCGTTTTTTCAAACTCCTGCAACTGGGATTCGATTACTGGACTCCGAACGGTGGGGCGATCACGCCTCGAGAGCGAGAACTGGTATCAGGCTTCGTTGAGTACCTGTGCGAATCAGTAGGTCGGGAACACACTCCTGCCCTGAGTGATGCCGCAGAGCAATACCTAAATACCGTTGCGATACGCAGAACCCGGGATACGGCATTGCTTAAGTCATTTGACGCTTTCCGCGAATGGGTAACCATTCAGTCTGGATTTTACACCGAGCATTTTTATCCGGACGGTAGCCGCGGGCGTCGGGCGAAATCCATCGCGTTTGCGAATATGGACGAAACCGAGTTTCAGCAGGTTTATAAATCTGTACTGAATGTGCTGTGGAACTGGATCCTGTGCCGAAAATTCTCGTCTCCGGAGGACGTCGAAAACGTGGCCGCGCAGCTACTGGAGTTTGCGTAATGGTGGATTTACGTAAAGCGGCGCGGGGCCAGATGTGCCAGGTCAGAATCCCTGGTTACTGTAATCACAATCCTGAAACATCTGTACTGGCACATTACAGGCTGGCGGGGACGTGCGGAACGGCAATAAAGCCGCACGATACGCAGGCAGCGATTGCCTGTAGCTCATGCCACGATTTAATCGACGGACGGGTAAAAATCAGCGATTACACCAAAGACGAATTGCGCCTGATGCACGCGGAGGGCGTTTTCCGCACACAAGAAATCTGGAGGGAGAAAGGCATTCTATGATTTACCCAACAAACACCGGAAAAAGCGGAGAGCATCTTCGACTCAATACGTTGGAAAGCGTCTGGATACAGGGGAAACTGCGTATGTGGGGGCGCTGGTCGTACATTGGCGGCGGTAGGTCAGGGAATATGTTCAATCAGTTGCTGGCGTCAAAAAAGTTGACGAAAACAGCCATCAATGAAGCCCTGCTCAGAATGAAAAAAGCGGGAATAGAGAAACCTGAACTGGAATCATTTTTGCGAGAAATTATCAATGGCAAGCAAAAGAGCTGGCTGGTGCATTGTACTGATGCCGAGGCGCTATGCATTGATCGGGTGATTAGTGAAGTGCTGGCAGATCATCCGGGGTTGATTTGTATCCTCCAGCAGCGGTATGAAGGACGGGGGATGACTAAGCGCAAAATGGCTGAATTGCTGAATGATGCACACCCAGAGTGGTGTTTTAGCACATGTGAAAAGCGAATTGCTAATTGGTTGGCTGTTGCTGAGTATGCGCTATACATTCCCATGCGAGAATCACTTGCTCAAAAAATAGCTTGATTTTTTACGCACAAACTGCTTCAATTTCGCTACGCTTCGCAAAGCTGTATCGCGAGGTGAGTCTGCGCATGAACTTTAATAGAACCCGCCTTCGAGCGGGTTTTGTTTTATTCATACGTCCGTAGTATACACTTCTGATTATATTTTCACATTCTGGCTGTTCCTGTTAAACAAAGACCGTATTGATTTTAATATTTTGTTAGATACATGGTGTTTCTTATTTAATTAGCGCGAGATGTGATGGTGGTATGTTTCTGGTTAATTAAATGAGTAAATAGATGTCAGCTAACCATGGAGGACAGCAACTCTCTGATTGACTTTTAATCATTCCTTACATTTATTTCGATGGAGGCGTTGTTATTATTTTTAAGTAAGAGGTGAAATATTGTGTTGAAAATGTTTATATTATTTCTTATTTCTTTCTCATGGTATGCGGATGCTACGGATTTTGTTTATAGAGTGGATTCTCGCCCGCCAGAGGAAATATTTCGTGATGGGTTTAGATCCCATGGTTTTAACAGAAACTTACAGCAACATTTAAGAGGGGACTCATGTGCGGCAGGGAGTAGGGATAGTGCATTTATTGCTACCACAACCAGTTTAATTGAAACATATAACATAGCCAGACAATATTATTCAAGTTCTGGATTTCACGGTAGGTTATATCGTTACCGTATCAGAGCAAATAATATTTTTTATCCTATTCAACCGTCAGTCAATTATCTAACCCAGCGCGGTATAACCTTCTCTGGATTTGAGCGGATAATGATGAGGGAGCAGAACGAGATTGTCGCGGTGGAACATATACCTGGTGAGAATATTGTTGAGGCTGTGGAGTTGACTTATGACAGATTCAACAGCCAAGTATCTGATGGACCAGGAACCACCAATGCCAGGTATGTTCCTGGATCCACGTTTGTAAATCCAGGTGTTATACCTCAATTAGTTGTACCAACTGTATCAGTTAGAGAAAGAATCAATGCGTTTGGAAGTCTGATTAGTGCCTGTTTTGCTCTGAAGGGAGTCAGAAGAGATGGTTTAAATAAAAGAGCTACTTATTATGAACCCGAGTTTTATGATGCAAGAGGTGTGTTAAAAGAAATTATAAAATGATTCTATTGAAATGATGTGTTTATTATTTGTCTTATTAATTAACTTATCAATGTATATAAGAGGTTTTATGAAACAGAAAATGAAATATTTCTTAATTACTCTTTCATTGTTATCTGGTACCAGTCATGCAGTAATGAGTGATTATGATAAGTACTATAGTAATGTTCAGATAAATAATTTATCATATGGCGTTTACACATCCGGGGGTAAGGAAAGTCAGTTTTTTTGTATTGGTATAAAGCGTGATAATGTGACTCTTCCCATTCACAATATGTGTAAGGTTGATGTTTTTGGAACTCATAAACAAGGTTTCGATGCCATGATGGAAATGGCTAAGTATTATTATGCTACTGGTGAAAGTATAAGAGTTTATTATAAGGAAAATGTGTGGAGTGATTCCGAGTTTACAAAGGCCTTCTCTACTAACGAACTAATTTCTTTAAGTACATGTAGTTCATCTGATTATTGTATGGGACCACAAAAAGGTACTTAATCACATAAATTTATAACTTGATATAAACTCCCATCACGCTGATTTTGAGAGGTATTTATGTCTGAACCCTTATCCGGTTCCGGTACGGCAGCGGCGCTCGGCGGGGCGACGGTATTCGGGCTGTTTACCGGAACGGATTTCGGGATTGTGTTTGGTGCGTTCGCCGGGGCGTTATTTGTGGCAACGATGCCGCAGGCGCTTTCAGCCTGGCGTGTGGCGGCGCATTTTCTGGTGTCGTTCATTGTCGGCGTGCTGGGAGCGCGTGTGCTGTCTGCCTGGATAGCGGCAAAAACAGGTTATGACGGCACATCGGCAGATGCGCTGTGTGCGGTTCTGGTATCGGTGGTGTCGGTGAAGATTCTGTCATTCATCCACCAGCAGGATATCGCATCACTGGTGTCCGGCTTGTTCTCCCGCCTGCGGGGTGGAGGAGGCGGCAATGTTAAGTAACCTTCCCGGATTGCTGAATGTGGCGTTATGCACGGTTATCGTGCTGACGCTCTTTTTTTATCGTCGCTGTGATTCCAGACATAAACCGCTGATGTCATGGCTGGCCTGGCTGCTGATGCTGCTTTATGCCTTTGCGCCACTCAGCTATCTGTGTGGTCGTCCGTTAGCTGCGAACTGGCTGGCGGTGGGGCTTAATCTGCTGTTCTGCGTGCTGGTGATTCGTGCACGTGGGAACGTTTCAAAAATCCTTTCATTACGGAGGTGAGTATGTCGGGTAAATTCAGATTCAGCCGTCGGAGCGAGAAAAATCTGGAGGGCGTAAAACCACAGCTGGTTGCTGTCGTTCGCCGTGCGCTGGAGCTGACGGAGGTTGATTTCGGTATTACGGAAGGTCTGCGCACGAAAGAGCGCCAGAAACAACTGGTTGCAGAAGGCAAGAGCCAGACCATGAACAGCCGCCACCTGACCGGTGATGCGGTGGATGTTGTTGCCTGGGTTGGCAGCCAGGTGTCATGGGACTGGCCTCTGTACGAGAAAATCGCGCAGGCATTTAAGCAGGCAGCGAAAGAGCTGAATACCCCCATCGAATGGGGCGGGGACTGGCGGACGCTTAAAGACGGCCCACATTTTCAATTGAAGCGATAGCTTGCAAAACATACAGGGCCGCCATGAGCGGCTTTTTTATTGCTCAAAAAACGAAAGAACGGAGGTACGTATGTACGCACTGAAAAAAATTACCGTAACTGAAGATGGTCGCCAGGTTGAGGAAGTGCATGTCCTGGGGGATATGTATCGTCTGGAGTTCTATCCGCGTGACACTCACTTGGTAGCAAAAATTGAGTATTGCCGGAGCGGGGATATTCCATGTATTCCGGTAGAAAAAGAGGATGAGGCTTACATTACCACGCTGACCGGAGATACGGTGCGTTGTATCTGTCGCGGTGACAGTAAAGCCAGGAATGAAATAGCCAGATGCCGCACCCAGGGCAGTAAATAAAAAAACAAAACCCCGGCTGGGGGAACAGTCCGGGGTTTTTAGTTTTCACGCCTTGAAAGGAGCAAGGGAGAACCTGTGGTCGATTTTAGCAAATTGATTCGGGAGTTGCGACTAATGATTAAGCAATTACCAAACTGGAAATTCATCATGCTCTGGCTGGTGATGTTTATCGCCTCTGTTGGCTACCTGATTGGGCAGATTCGCTGGTGGTGATATGAACCGCATTCTGTATATGGTCATTATTGCCCTGCTGTTGGTTTGTGGTGCGCTGTGTCTGGCAACAAACCATTACCGCGATAACGCCATCACTTACAAAGCGCAGCGCGATAAAAAAGTCAGTGAGCTGAAGCTGGCGAACGCCACCATTACTGATATGCAGCAGCGCCAGCACGATGTTGCTGCGCTCGATGCAAAATACTCGAGGGAATTAGCCGATGCGAGAGCTGAAAATGAAACTCTGCGTGCTGATGTTACCGCTGGTCGTAAGCGCCTGCGGATCAACGCCACCTGTCCAGGCTCCGTGCGTGAAGCCACCGCCACCGCCCGCGTGGGCAATGATGCCAGCGTCGAACTCTCTCCAGTTGCTGGACGAAACGTTCTCGGTATCAGAGACGGAATCATCAGCGACCAGGCAGCATTGAGAACGCTTCAGGAATATATCCGTACTCAGTGCCTGAAATAGTTTTTTCAATGCGTTGTATCGTCGCCGTATTTCCGCATTAACAGAGACCGCAGCCCTACGGGGAGACTCCTCTGCGCGAGTGTGCGGGGATAATCAAAAACGATACACACCGGGGTTTACTGCGTTAACGGAGCGCGGCGTTGTCCCCTCATAGTCGCCTGGCCGGTGCGATGGTGGAAGAAACCGGAACACATTACAAAATGATAACAATTATCATTTTTCGGGTCCTCCTGGCGGGGTGGGCCTGTACACGGGGCGGGTCGGCGCGGAAAAAAGCGCATTTTTGTGATTTTATCGTCATCATCATCATGTATGTAAACTGTTGTTTTTAATGTAATTGATACAAAAAAGATGATGATTGTGGCCAATTTTTGTTCGACATCTTTGTGTGGCGGCATTTCTTTACAAAAAAACAGAATCACTTCTGTTCAGAGGGGTATGTGGAGGAGGCGTAGATGGACGGCGAGCTGAAAAATATGAAGTTAAATATTAATCAACTGGCAGCCCTTTCAGGCCTGCACCGGCAGACCGTTACCGCAAGAATGGCGGATGTTCCTCTTGCTCCGGGCAGTAATGAGAAGAAAAAACTTTATCTCCTGACGGACCTGATTACTGCGCTGCTGGCAAAAACACCATCTACCGAAGATGAGGAGATGAATCCACACGATCGCAAGGCATGGTATCAGTCCGAGCGCGAGCGTCTTAAATTTCAGCATGAAACTGTTCAGCTTGTCCCTGTCAGTGATGTCAGGCGGTCGTTTTCCGTCGTGGTGAAAGCCATTGTGCAGATACTGGAAACCTGGCCTGACAGGCTGGAGAGGGACAGGGGGTGGACTGCATCACAACTGAACGAAGTGCAGATCGTTGTTGATGAGATCCGTGACACGCTGGAAAAGGCAGTGATTGCCTGCTGTGATGAGGCTGATATGTGAATCCGGTTAACGAGTGCCATAGCCGCGCATCCGATATCTGGCGCGAAGTGGCCTCGCTGTTTCGCCCGCCTGGCCGGTTACCAGTAGCGGAAGCCATCAGGCGTTATATGCGGGTACCACGGGGAGCCAACACTTCAGGTCCGTGGGAGTCATCGCTGACGCCCTATATGATTGACCCCATTAATACATTATCAGCCCGTGAATATGACGCGGTGGTGTTTGTCGGACCGGCGCGAACCGGGAAAACCGAAGGGCTGATTGATGGCTGGATTGTGTACGGCATCATCTGTGATCCGGCGGATATGCTGGTGGTGCAGATGACTGAGACGAAGGCGCGTGAGCATTCCAGAACGCGTCTTTCCAGGACGTTTCGCCACAGTCCGGAGGTCAGTAAGCGCCTCAGTCCTTCCCGTAATGACAACAACGTCCACGACAAAATGTTTCTTGACGGCTCATTCCTGAAAATTGGCTGGCCGTCGATCACCGTATTTTCCTCCTCGGATTACCGTCGTGTGGCGCTGACGGATTATGACCGTTTTCCTGAGAACGTCGACGGTGAAGGGGATGCCTTCACGCTGGCATCAAAGCGTACCACCACCTTTATGTCCTCGGGGATGACCCTGGTCGAAAGTTCGCCCGGGCGGGATATCACCGATACCAAATGGCGTTGTGGTGGCGCACATGAGGCACCGCCAACAACGGGGATCCTGTCACTGTATAACCGGGGAGACCGCCGTCGGTGGTACTGGCCGTGTCCGCACTGTGGGGAATATTTTCAGCCGGTGATGGATAACATGACCGGTTACCGGAATAACCCTGATTTTGTGGCTGCCGGGCAGGCGGCCCGCCTGATGTGTCCGCACTGCCGCGGCCTGATTGCTCCGGAACAGAAGCGTGAACTGAATAACCAGGGGATCTGGCTGCGGGAAGGCGAACGGGCAGCGGCGGATGGCAGTATTACCGGAACCCCTCGAAATTCCAGAATAGCAAGTTTCTGGATGGAGGGGCCGGCAGCGGCGTTTCAGACCTGGGAACAACTGATTTTTAAGCTGCTGGCGGCAGAAGAAGAGTATGAGCGAACCGGCAGTGAAGAGACCCTGAAAGCGGTGGTAAACACCGATATCGGACGACCCTATCTGCCCCGTTCAGCCACGGAACAGCGTAAAAGTGAACTGCTTGAACAGCGTGCCGAGCCGTTTCCCCGGCGATCTGTGCCGGATGGTGTGCGTTTTATTGAGGCAACGGTTGACGTACAGGGCGGTAAAAATCGCCGTTTTGTTGTGCAGATCACCGGATACGGAGAACAGGGGGAACGCTGGATTGTTGATCGCTACAACATCCGGCATTCACTGCGCTGCAGTCCCAATGGTGAAAGTCTGCCGGTTGATCCGGCGGCATATCCGGAGGACTGGGATTTGTTGCTGACGGATGTGCTCCATAAAACATGGCCGCTGGCTTCTGATCCGGATGTGCGCATGCGTCTGATGGCCATGGCGGTGGATACGGGAGGGGAAGCCGGGGTGACAGATAATGCCTATCGTTTCTGGCGTCGTTGCCGGAGTGACGGACTGGGCAACAGGGTGTTTCTGTTCAAGGGGGATGGTCTTCGCCGTGACAGGCTGATTAACCGTACCTTCCCGGATAATACCGGCAGAAGTGCCCGCCGTGCCAGAGCCAGTGGCGATGTCGCGCTGTGGCTGGTTCAGACGGATGCGTTTAAGGACCGTGTAAATAATGCCCTGTGGCGTGACACACCAGGGCCGAACTATATCCACTTTCCCGACTGGCTGGGGCGGTGGTTTTACGATGAGCTGACCTATGAAGAGCGCGGCAGTGACGGAAAATGGCGAAAACCGGGCAGGGGCGCTAACGAGGCGTTTGACCTGCTGGTGTATGCGGATGCGCTTGCCGTTCTGCATGGTTACGAAAAGATCCGCTGGCCCTCCGCACCGGACTGGGCACAGCGGGAAACGTGGCTCGTTTTTCCGCAGTAGCGTTCTGGTGAAACGGCATCCCCGGAACTGACGGCCGGGGCAGAAAAACGCCGTCGTCGGAAGAAAAAACTGCGGACGGAGCGTGCGGAAGATAATCCATGGATAACATCAGGAGGCTGGTTGTGAGCACAGAAGAAGCCAGAGAAATGATACAGCGGTACCGTGAAGCGGAAATGGCCGTACTGGAGGGGAAGTCTGTCACCTTCAACGGACAGCAACTGACGCTGGAAAGCCTTTCTCAGATCCGCGCCGGACGTCAGGAGTGGGAACGCAGGCTTGCCGCGATGGTGAGCCGCAGGCGGGGAAAACCGGGATTTAAACTGGCGAGGTTTTAATGGCAATTATTGATGATGTGATAGGCGTGTTCTCTCCAGGCTGGAAAGCGACCAGACTGCGTTCAAGGGCGTTAATCATGGCCTATGAGGCGGTGAAACCGACCCGGACACATAAAGCCCGGCGTGAAAATCGATCTGCTGATCAACTCAGTAAATATGGCGCGGTTTCCCTGCGGGAGCAGGCCCGTTTTCTGGATATCAATCATGACCTGGTGATTGGTGTGTTTGACAAGCTTGAAGAGCGGGTGATTGGTGCCAGAGGAATTACTGTGGATCCTCAGCCATTACGAAAAAACGGGGAAATGGCGGCAGAGCTGGCTGCGGATATCCGCCGGTTGTGGGCTGAATGGTCCGTGAGTCCCGATGTGACAGGGCAGTATACCCGTCCCGTGCTTGAGCGTTTACTGCTGCGGACCTGGCTGCGGGATGGTGAAGTGTTTGCGCAGATGGTCAGTGGTGCGGGAAACGGTCTGGAACGGACGGCGGGAGTGCCATTCTGGCTTGAAGCGATGGAGCCGGATTTTGTTCCCATGCGCAGTGATGAATCCGCCGGGCTGAATCAGGGGGTTTTTCTTGATGAGTGGGGCAGGCCGAAAAAATATCTGGTTTATAAAAATTATCCGGTCAGCGGCCGGCAGAGTGATACGAAAGAAATCGCCGCCGGAAAAATGATCCACCTGAAGTTCACTCGTCGTCTGCATCAGACGCGAGGCTCATCCATGTTATCGGGGGTGCTGATGCGGATCAGTGCCCTTAAGGAGTATGAGGATGCGGAACTGACAGCGGCGCGTATTGCTGCGGCGCTGGGACTGTATATCCGTAAAGGTGACGGACAGGACTATGAAGATCCGGGGATCAAAGAAACCGAGCGGGAAGTCCATATCACCCCGGGGATTATTTATGACGATTTGCGCAAGGGCGAGGATATCGGCATGGTCAAATCCGATCGTCCCAATCCCAACCTTGAAACTTTCCGCAACGGCCAGTTGCGTGCAGTGGCAGCTGGCAGTCGTCTGAGTTTTTCCAGTGCGGCGCGTAACTATAACGGCACCTACAGCGCCCAGCGGCAGGAGCTGGTCGAGTCCACGGATGGTTACCTGATCCTGCAGGACTGTTTTATTGGCGCGGTAACCCGCCCGGTGTACCGGACATGGCTGAATATGGTGGTTGCGGCAGGTCTGCTGAAAATTCCGGCGGATGTGGAGATGAAGACGCTACATAACGCGACGTATTCCGGTCCGGTGATGCCGTGGATTGACCCGGTTAAGGAGGCTGAAGCCTGGCGGATACAGATCCGGGGTGGTGCCGCGACGGAATCCGACTGGATCCGCGCAGGCGGGCGCAACCCGGATGAGGTCAAACGTCGCCGTAAGGCTGAAACTGAGGAAAACCGCAGGCTGGGGCTGGTCTTTGATACTGACCCCGCTAACGACAAAGGAGGCAACAGTGCCGGAACTGAACAACAGCGTCAGCAGGCCACCGACAGCCAGCATGAAGAATAAATCCTGGTTCAGGATGCAGGCGGGTGGTCAGGGTGAGGCGGATATTTATATTTATGATGAGATTGGTTTCTGGGGCGTCACCGCGAAGCAGTTTGTCAGCGATATGAATGCCCTGGGTGATATCACCCACATTAATCTCCACATCAACTCACCGGGTGGCGATGTCTTTGAAGGCATCGCCATTTTTAATGCCCTGAAAAATCACGGTGCGGCCATTACCGTGTATGTGGATGGCGTTGCCGCCTCGATGGCATCCCTGATTGCGATGGCCGGTGACACGGTCATTATGCCGGAAAATGCCTTCATGATGATCCATAAACCCTGGGGGATCAGCGGTGGTGATGCGGAGAAAATGCGCACTTATGCCGAACGTCTGGACAAACTTGAGTCGGTTATGGTGCCGGTATATGCGCAGAAAACCGGAAAAACTACCGATGAAATTGCCGCCATGCTGGCGGATGAGACCTGGATGTCCGGTGCCGAGTGTCTGGCACACGGATTTGCTGACCAGGTGACGCCAGCCGTTAAGGCAATGGCATGTATTCAGTCAACACGTACAGAGGAATTTAAAAAGATGCCGGAATCCATCCGAAATATGATCACGCAGCCACACAACAGTGCCCCGCGTGATACCACAGTGACAATCCCTGCACCGGCGGTAACAGAACCATCACCGGTACCGGCAGTGTCTGATGAGGCGACCATTCGCGCCCGCGTTATGGCTGAGCAGAAAGCCCGCATGTCAGGCATTAACGATCTGTTTGCCATGTTTGGCGGGCGCTATCAGGCGCTTCAGGCGCAGTGTGTGGCCGATCCTGACTGTTCGCTGGAAATGGCCCGCGAGCGCCTTCTGAATGAAATGGGCAAGGAGTCCTCGCCGACCAACAAAAACACACCGGCCCATATTTATGCCGGAAACGGCAATTTTGTGGGAGACGGGATCCGCCAGGCGATGCTGGCCCGTGCCGGATTTGAAAATGTCGAGAAGGATAATGTCTATAACGGGATGACCCTGCGTGAATGGGCTCGCATGTCACTGACCGAGCGTGGTATTGGGGTGGCCAGTTATAACCCCATGCAGATGGTCGGGCTGGCGCTGACGCACAGCACCTCTGATTTTGGCAATATTCTGCTGGATGTGTCGAACAAGGGGCTGATCCAGGGCTGGGAGGAATCAGAAGAAACCTTCCAGAAGTGGACCCGTAAGGGACGCCTGTCAGACTTCAAAACAGCGTATCGCGTGGGGATGGGCGGTTTTGGTTCTCTGCGTCAGGTTCGTGAAGGGGCGGAGTATAAATACATCACCACCTCAGATCGCAAGGAGACCATTGCTCTGGCCACTTACGGGGAGATTTTCTCCATCACCCGCCAGGCCATTATCAATGATGACCTGAATATGCTGGTTGACGTGCCGATGAAGATGGGGCGTGCGGCGAAGGCAACGATTGGTGACCTGGTTTACAAGGTGCTGACGGATAACCCGAAACTGTCAGACGGTAAGGCGCTGTTCCATGCCGATCACAAAAATATTGCCACCGGCGGGATCTCCGTTTCCGGACTGGATGCGGCCCGTCAGATGATGCGCCTGCAGAAAGAAGGCGATCGTGCCCTGAATATCCGCCCGGCCTTCATGCTGGTCCCTGTGGCACTGGAGACGGTGGCGAACCAGACCATCAAATCGGCCAGTGTGAAAGGGGCGGATGCAAACGCCGGTGTCATTAACCCCATCCAGAACTTTGCCGAAGTAATTGCGGAAGCGCGTCTTGATGCGGCAGATCCGAAAACCTGGTATCTGGCGGCGGCACAGGGCACCGACACCATTGAAGTGGCCTGGCTCGATGGTGTGGACACGCCCTACATTGACCAGCAGGAAGGTTTCACCACTGACGGCATTGCCACAAAAATCCGTATTGATGCCGGAGTGGCACCACTTGACTGGCGCGGGCTGGTGCGTTCGTCGGTGGCCTGATAACCGCGTTATCACAATCACTGCCCGAAAGGGCTTTTTTTATGCCTGAAAAACAGCCCCGCAGGGGCTGTCCGGAGAAACAGCATTATGGCGAAAAATTTTGTACAGGACGGTACCACCATTGAACTGGTGAATGCCGGAGATCAGACCATCCTGAGCGGTGCTGCGGTGGTGGTCGGCAGTATGGTGGCAGTGGCCATTACCGATATTCCTGCCGGTGATGCCGGTGACGGTTTTGCCGAAGGCGTGTTCCTGCTGCCCAAACAGTCTGCCGACGATATTCAGGCCGGTGTGGCGGTTTATCTGAAGGACGGGACTGTGCAGCCTGCCGCAGACGGTGCAGTGGCGGCGGGAATGGCATGGGAGCATGCGCCGTCAGGCACCGCCACTGTGGCGGTAAAAATCAATGTCTGATCTGTTTACGCGAATGTGTTGCCGGATGGACGTGGTGACCGTTCGGATGATGGGCAAACAGGCGGAGATTAACGGCGTCGTGTACGACGTGATGCCGGAGGAAGAGTCCGCGGAGATGGGGGCGCTTTCCGGCAGTCAGTTGTCACTTGTGGTGTTTTCAGCGCAGTACCGGCCGGCCCGCGATGATGTGGTTGTGTTTGACGGTCGCTCACTGGTGGTGACCCGTTATGACACGTACAACGGTAAACCCCGGATTTTTGTCGAACTGGAATAAGTATGGCGATAAAAGGTCTGGCGCAGGCCATGAAAAATCTGGATGCGATTAACCGCCGTGCCGTTCCCCGGGCTGCCGCCACGACGCTTAACCGTGTGGCGGAGTCCATCATCGCGAAAACGGCTTCTTCTGTTGCCCGTGAACTGGCGGTTCCACGCCGTCTCATCCGTGAGCGTATCCGCCTGCAACGGGCCAGCGCAGACAGGGTTTATGCGAAGGTCATCATCAACACCGGTAATCTGCCCGCCATAAAACTGGGGACGGCCAGCGTGCGGCTTTCCCGCAGAAAGCAGCGAAAGAAAGGTGAGCGTTCGGTCACGAAAGGCGGTGGCAGTGTGCTGATTGTCGGGAAACGGCGGATCCCGAATGCTTTTATTACCCGGCTGGAAAATGGCCGGTGGCATGTGATGCAGCGTATGCCGTGGGCGACGTCGTCAACCGGTGTTGACCGTAAGGGCAGGCCAGCGCGTTATCGTCTGCCGATTGAGGTGGTGAAAATACCGACGGCCAGACCGCTGGCGGAAACCTTTGAGCGCGAACGTGACCGGATGTACCGGGAGAAATTACCGGAACAGATGATGAAAGCCATGGCGTATCAGTTACGTCTCGTTATGAAACGAAAACTGTGAGGAGGTGGAATGAAACACCGGGAAATACGGGCGGCAGTTCTGTCAGCCCTGAAGGAAAATATTGTTGAGCGGGTGACATGGTTTGACGGGCGACCTGCTTTTATTGACGAGCTGGAACTTCCGGCAGTGGCGGTCTACCTGACGGATGCGTCGGCAGCTGACGAGTTCGTTGATGAGGGGACCTGGGAGGCGGTACTGCATATCGAGGTGTTTCTCAGGGCGAAAGAAACGGATTCGGCACTGGATATGTGGATGGAAGAGAAAATCCTTCCTGCGCTGGAGGCGGTTCCTGGCCTCAGTGCGTTACTGCTGAAGATGAATCTTCAGGGGTATGACTACCGCCGGGATGATGAGTTTATGATGTGGGGATCGGCAGATCTCCTGTGGAAAATTACCTACGAGATGTGAGGACGATATGGCAATACCAAATCCTCTTGAGCCGGTGAAAGGTTCCGGCACCACACTATGGGTGTACACCGGCACTGGTGATGCTTATGCCAACCCGTTGTCAGACGATGAGTGGACGCGCCTGGCAAAAATAAAGGATCTGACCCCCGGCGAGATGACGGCAGAATCCTACGATGATAACTATCTGGATGATGAGGATGCTGACTGGGTATCCACCGGGCAGGGGCAGAAATCTGCCGGTGACACCAGTTTTACGCTGGCCTGGAAGCCCGGCGAGAAAGGGCAGCGCGATTTGATCGCCTGGTTTGACAGCAGTGAGACCCGGGCCTACAAAATCCGTTTCCCGAACGGCACGGTGGATGTGTTCCGTGGCTGGGTGAGCGCCATTGGTAAAGCGGTGACCGCCAGAGAGGTGATCACCCGTACCGTTAAGATCACCAATATCGGCCGTCCGTCGCTGGCGGAAGATCAGGGGGACATCACACCGGTCACCGGTATTACCGTGACGCCACCAACGGGCAATGTGGCAAAAGGTCAGAATATCACCCTGACCGTGGCTGTTCAGCCGGAAGGGGCGACGGATAAAACCTTCCGCGCCACGTCGGCGAATCAGAATTTTGCGACCATTACTGTGAAAGGGAACACGATCACGGTGAAAGGTATTGCGGCAGGTAAAGCTCAGATCCCTGTTGTCACCGGCAATGGTGAGTTTGCGGCGGTGGCGGAGATCACCGTCACGGATGGCGCTTCAGGCTGAGAGGGGAGATAAAGCATGTTTCTGAAAACAGAACAATTTGAATATAACGGTGTGTCTGTCACGCTTTCTGAGCTGTCTGCGCTGCAGCGTATTGAGCATCTTGCCCTCCTGAAACGGCGGGCAGAAGAGGCTGAAGTCAGCGGCAACCTGCAGGTGAGCGTGGAAGACCTTGTCAGAACCGGGGCGTTTCTGGTGGCGATGTCCCTGTGGCATAACCATCCACAGAAAACGCAGTCACCGTCAATGAATGAGGCCGTGATGAAGATAGAGCAGGAAGTGCTCACCACCTGGCCTGCCGATGCCGTTGCCCGGGCGGAAGAAGTGGTGTTGTGCCTGTCCGGGATGAGTGAGCCTGTTCATGTGGATACGGATATCACCGAAGTGGCGAAAAATAATGCGCTTACTGATGATGATTTTTCTGCGGGAAAGTCTTCGACGGCGAGCTGAATTTTGCCCTCAGACTGGCGCGTGAGATGGGGAGGCCTGACTGGCGCGCCATGCTTGCCGGGATGACATCCACCGAATATGCCGACTGGCGACATTTTTACCGCACGCATTATTTTCACGATACCCAGCTGGATATGCATTTTTCCGGGCTGACGTACACCGTACTCAGCCTTTTTTTTTGCGATCCGGATATGCATCCGGCGGATTTCAGTCTGCTTGCACCCCGACGTGATGATGAGCAGACAGAGATGCCGGATGAGGACGATATGCTGATGCGGAAAGCGGCAGGACTTTCTGGTGGTGTCCGCTTTGGGGCTGACGGGAAGGAAATCGTTACGGTCAGTGATGACATGCGGAGCAGTACAGAGGATGAAGCCATGCTGATGATGGTGTCTGAGGGAATTCCAGGAGGTGTACGCTATGGCGGGTAATTTTGCCGATCTGACAGCTGTTCTTACACTGGATTCAACCCGTTTTTCTGAAGAGGCTGTACGGGTAAAGAAAGAACTGGGTGAAACCAGTGACCTTGCGGATTTGATGGCCGGGCGTGTCAGCCAGTCTTTTAAGAAACAGGCCACTGCCGTTGAACAGGGGCTGAGCCGTCAGGCGCTGGCTGCACAAAAAGCCGGGATTTCCGTCGGGCAGTATAAAGCGGCCATGCGTACCCTGCCTGCACAGTTTACGGATATCGCCACGCAGCTTGCCGGTGGTCAGAATCCCTGGCTGATCCTGCTGCAACAGGGCGGTCAGGTGAAGGACGCCTTCGGCGGGATGATCCCCATGTTCAGGGGGCTTGCCGGTGCGATCACCCTGCCGATGGTCGGGGTCACCTCGCTGGCGGTGGCGACAGGTGCGCTGGCGTATGCCTGGTACCAGGGGGATTCCACGCTTTCAGCGTTTAATAAAACCCTGGTTCTTTCCGGTAATCAGTCCGGACTGACTGCCGATCGCATGCTGACGCTCTCCAGAGCCGGACAGGCAGCAGGGCTGACGTTTAACCAGGCGAGTGAGTCACTGGCAGCCCTGGTGAATGCCGGTGTGCGTGGTGGTGAACAGTTTGATGCCATCAACCAGAGTGTGGCGCGTTTTGCTTCTGCATCCGGTGTGGAAGTGGACAAGGTTGCAGAGGCTTTTGGAAAGCTGACCACCGACCCGACGTCGGGACTGATGGCTATGGCGCGCCAGTTCCGTAACGTGACGGCAGAGCAGATTGCGTATGTTGCGCAGCTGCAGCGTTCGGGGGATGAGGCAGGGGCCTTACAGGCGGCGAACGATATCGCCACAAAAGGCTTTGATGAGCAGACCCGTCGCCTGAAAGAAAACATGGGGACGCTGGAGACCTGGGCGGATAAAACAGGGAAGGCGTTCAAATCGATGTGGGATGCCATCCTGGATATCGGTCGTCCTGAATCCTCAGCGGATATGCTCGCCAGTGCGCAGAAGGCATTTGATGAGGCGGATAAAAAATGGCAGTGGTACCAGAGCCGGAGTCAGCGCCGGGGAAAGACCTCCTCTTTCCGTGCCAACCTTCAGGGTGCATGGGATGACCGTGAAAATGCCCGTCTGGGGCTGGCGGCAGCCACGCTGCAGTCGGATATGGAAAAAGCCGGTGAACTGGCGGCAAGGGACCGGGCTGAGCGTGAGGCGTCACAGCTGAAGTATACCGGAGAGGCGCAGAAGGCGTATGAGCGCCTGCTGACGCCACTGGAGAAATATACTGACCGGCAGGAAGAGCTGAATAATGCCCTGAAAGACGGGAAAATCGTGCAGGCGGATTACAACACGCTGATGGCGGCGGCGAAAAAGGATTATGAAGCGACGCTGAAAAAGCCGAAACAGTCCGGCGTGAAGGTGTCTGCGGGCGATCGTCAGGAAGACAGTGCTCATGCTGCCCTGCTGACGCTTCAGGCAGAACTCCGGACGCTGGAGAAGCATGCCGGAGCGAATGAGAAAATCAGCCAGCAGCGCCGTGATTTATGGAAAGCGGAAAATCAGTATGCGGTCCTGAAAGAGGCCGCCACGAAACGGCAGTTATCCGGGCAGGAAAAATCGCTGCTGGCCCATGAGAAAGAGACGCTGGAGTACAAACGCCAGCTGGCTGCACTTGGTGACAAGGTTACGTATCAGGAGCGCCTGAACACGCTGGCGCAGCAGGCGGATAAATTCGCACAGCAGCAACGGGCAAAACGAGCGGCTATTGATGCGAAAAGCCGGGGGCTGACTGAACGGCAGGCAGAACGGGAAGCCACAGAACAGCGCCTGAAGGAACAGTATGGCGATAATCCGCTGGCGCTGAATAACGTCATGTCAGAGCAGAAAAAGACCTGGGCGGCTGAAGACCTGCTTCGCGGGAGCTGGATGGCAGGCCTCAGGTCCGGCTGGAGCGAGTGGAAAGAGAGTGCCACGGACAGTTTTTCGCAGGTTAAAAGTGCTGCCACGCAGACCTTTGACGGTATTGCACAGAATATGGCGGCGATGCTGACCGGCAGTGAGCAGAACTGGCGTGGATTCACCCGGTCAGTGCTGTCCATGATGACAGAAATTCTGCTTAAGCAGGCAATGGTGGGAATTGTCGGGAGTATCGGCAGCGCCATTGGCGGTGCTGCCGGTGGCGGCTCATCAGCGTCAGGTGGTACAGCCATTCAGGCAGCTGCGGCGAAATTCCATTTTGCGACCGGAGGATTTACGGGAACCGGCGGCAAATATGAGCCAGCGGGGATTGTTCACCGTGGTGAGTTTGTCTTCACGAAGGAGGCAACCAGCCGGATTGGCGTGGGAAATCTTTACCGGCTGATGCGCGGCTATGCCACCGGCGGTTATGTCGGTACACCGGGCAGCATGGCGGACAGCCGGTCGCAGGCGTCCGGGACGTTTGAGCAGAATAACCATGTGGTGATTAACAACGACGGCACGAACGGTCAGATAGGGCCACAGGCACTGAAGGCTGTTTATGACGTAGCCCGTAAGGCGGCAATGGATGTTGTGACCGGGCAGATGCGCGATGGTGGTCTGTTCTCCGGAGGTGGACGATGAAAACCTTCCGCTGGAAAGTGAAACCCGGTATGGATGTGGCTTCGGCCCCTTCCGTAAGAAAGGTGCGCTTTGGTGATGGCTATTCCCAGCGAGCGCCTGCCGGGCTGAATGCCGACCTGAAAACGTACAGCGTGACGCTTTCTGTTCCCCGTTGGGAGGCCACGGCGCTTGAGTCGTTTCTGGCTGAGCACGGGGGCTGGAAATCCTTTCTGTGGACGCCGCCTTATGGCTACCGGCAGATAAAGGTGACCTGCGCAAAATGGTCGTCGCGGGTCAGTATGCTGCGTGTTGAGTTCAGTGCAGAGTTTGAACAGGTGGTGAACTGATGCAGGATATCCGGCAGGAAACACTGAATGAATGCACCCGTGCGGAGCAGTCGGCCAGCGTGGTGCTCTGGGAAATCGATCTGACAGAGGTCGGTGGAGAACGTTATTTTTTCTGTAATGAGCAGAACGAAAAAGGTGAGCCGGTCACCTGGCAGGGGCGACAGTATCAGGCGTATCCCATTCAGGGGAGCGGTTTTGAACTGAATGGCAAAGGCACCAGTACGCGCCCCACGCTGACGGTTTCTAACCTGTACGGTATGGTCACCGGGATGGCGGAAGATCTGCAGAGTCTGGTCGGCGGAACGGTGGTCCGGCGTAAGGTTTACGCCCGTTTTCTGGATGCGGTGAACTTCGTCAACGGAAACAGTGACGCCGATCCGGAGCAGGAGGTGATCAGCCGCTGGCGCATTGAGCAGTGCAGCGAACTGAGCGCGGTGAGTGCCTCTTTTGTACTGTCCACGCCGACGGAAACGGACGGCGCTGTTTTTCCGGGACGTATCATGCTGGCCAACACCTGCACCTGGACCTATCGCGGCGATGAGTGCGGTTATCACGGTCCGGCGGTCGCGGATGAATATGACCAGCCAACGTCCGATATCACGAAGGATAAATGCAGCAAATGCCTGAGCGGTTGTAAGTACCGCAATAACGTCGGCAACTTTGGCGGCTTCCTTTCCATTAACAAACTTTCGCAGTAAATCCCATGTATTAGACGTCAACTAGTTTTGCCGACTCGCGCCAACTATACTGGCCGCACCCTTCAGGGCGACATCAAGTCGCGCTTGTTACTGCCTTCGCTGTCTTTTTCCTGTAGCTTTCCCCTTTCAGTTCGAACATATATCCGTGATGGAGCAGCCTGTCTGCCGCAGCCACCGCCATAGTCTCATCCACGAAGATGCTGCCCCACATGCTGAACGGATGGTTACTGGTTATCACCAGGCTCCCACGTTCATAGCGATGCGCTATTAACTCGAACAGCACACCCGTTTCGGCACTATCGCGTTTGACATAGCCAAGATCATCCACCACTATCACCCGGTAGCGATCCAGTTTCAGTAGCAGCTCATTCAGTTTCAACTGAGCTCTGGCTTTACGTAGTTCCTGCAACAGCTCTCCTGCGCTGTAGAACCGGGCCCGGTAGCCCTGACCTACTACGCCATCCACGATCGCTGCCGCCAGATGGCTTTTCCCCAACCCGCTGGCTCCGAACAGCAGAACGTTTTCTCCTGCATCAACCCAGTCTGTCGTTTCACAGAGTTGCCGGAACTGAGCTCCATTCAGTTCCGGCACCTGACTGAAGTCGTATTCGCTCAGCGTTTTGGCAACTGGCAACCGGGCCTCCTTTTTATAACGACGCAGTTTTTCACTCTCGCGCCACAGGAGTTCTTCATTGCATAGCGTCAGAAGATAGCGCGATGGTGTCCAGCCTTCTGCCAGCGCTCGTTTTTCCAGAGCGTGCCATTCAGCTCCAACTCGTGTCAGGCGTAGTTTACGCAGGCTATGTTCAAGGTGATGGATATTGCTCACTGCGAACCTCCCTTGCCACGCAGTAGTTGCTCATAACTGCTCAGGTTATGCTGTATCACATTGACTACCGGCAACGCCTTTTCTTTTATACCCAGGAAGCGCATCAGCCGGTGCAGATCCACGTTTCCCGGGGTATTCAGCATCTGCTCCATACCTTTTGCCACGACTGAGATATCGTCGTATCCTGCAGCCAGTTTCAGGGCATGTACCATCAGCCTTCCTGCCATATCGGGCTCCAGATGATTACATAAGCGACGCCACAGCCTCCGCCATTCATCGTCCGGCAGGATGTCATTTCTCAGCGTTGCATGGCAGAACGCACCGGGCTTTTTTGCCAGACTGTCGATCACATGTCGGAAGTCGATACGACGGGCCCGCGTCTTCCCTTTTTCTGGTCTGACGCGAGGGCAGCTCATGACCTCGCTGCTGCCAACGTAACAGCTCAGACGATCGTCCCATAACCTGACCCGTAACAGTTGACCTACAAGCCGGGAAGGTACGCTGTAGACGACGTGCTTCACATTGATGGTACTGCTGCGACTAACCCTCACAGTCAGCTCATCATAGTCAGCACTGCGACGAAGCGGCAGCGGTTTCAGATGAAGACGTTCTTCCTTGACCAGATCCTGATTGTTACGGTTGTGCCGCATAACCTGCTGAGTGATGAAGGCCTGATATTCTTCTATGGTGCTGAAGTCGTTACTGCCCCGCAGTATCAGCGCCTGACAGATACGCCTTTTCAGATGTCCGTGGGCACTTTCAACCGAGCCATTTTCGTGGCCCCGACCGGCATTATTGTGTACGCCCTGCATTCCGTAGTGCTGACAGAGAGTAGCATAACGCTCAGTCAGCTCGCGGCGTCCATCTTCGCCCTGTTGTTTCCATGCTGCCCTCAGGCTGTCCGTTTTATGTTCTACCGGCACTCCGCCCAGTTGTCCGAGGGCTTCCTGCAGGCCTTCAGCCAGAGCAGAGAAGCTCTCACCACCCAGAACAACCCGCATCCAGCTCCAGTGGCTCCATTCCAGACGGAAGTGATACAACTTATGCGCCAACAACTTACCGGCGATGGTGACAACTACACCTTTCAGTTCAGTAAAGTCCGACAGGCCTCGCAGGCCGGGCTGATGTTGCTGGCGGAACATGACCTCCTGCTCTGTACCATACTGTAGTTTCCATTCGCGAACCCGCCGTTGCATTGTTCTTCGAAGGCTGTTGGGGTACTGGCCGGGATATTTATCCTGTAGCATCTCCAGTAGAGTTGTTGGTGTCAGAGCCGGCCTCTCTTTCAACAGAGGAACAAGCATGCTGTCCCACACAGCTTCCAGAGGATCTTTGCGTGTGCGCCAGTGCCGAACACTGTTTTTTGCCCACTCTCCTTTTTCGATCCGACGACCAGAACGGACTGAGATACCAGCCTTCATGGCCGAGATATGCTGAGTTATACCTTTCTTACGCTGAGTCATATAGTAACTGACCTGAGAAGTATTGAGCGTCACGCCATTTCCTGTTGGATCATGTAAATGACACTCAGGTTACAAAACCGGCCAGAATAATCGGCGCCAGGCGGACTGAGTTATTGTCGTCTCATACCCATGACACAGACTGAATCAGCGATTCTGGCGCACGCCCGGCGGTGTTCGCCTGCGGAATCGTGCGGCTTCGTGGTGAGAACGCCGGAGGGAGACAGGTATCTTCCCTGCGTGAATATCTCCGGTGAGCCGGAGGCGTATTTCCGGATGTCGCCGGAGGACTGGCTGCGGGCAGAAATGCAGGGTGAGATTGTGGCGCTGGTCCACAGCCACCCCGGTGGACTGCCCTGGCTGAGTGAGGCCGACAGGCGGCTGCAGGTGCAGAGTGATTTGCCGTGGTGGCTGGTCTGCCGGGGGGCGATTCACAAGTTCCGCTGTGTGCCACATCTTACCGGGCGACGCTTTGAGTACGGGGTGACGGACTGTTACACGCTGTTCCGGGATGCTTACCATCTGGCGGGGATTGAGATGCCGGATTTTCATCGCGGGGATGACTGGTGGCGTAACGGCCAGAATCTCTATCTGGATAATCTGGAGGCCACAGGGCTGTATCAGGTGCCGTTGTCATCAGCACAACCGGGCGATGTGCTGCTGTGCTGTTTTGGTTCATCGGTGCCGAATCATGCCGCCATTTACTGCGGCGACGGCGAGCTGCTGCACCATATTCCTGAACAACTGAGCAAACGAGAGAGGTATACCGACAAATGGCAGCGACGCACACACTCCCTCTGGCGTCACCGGGCATGGCACGCATCTGCCTTTACGGGGATTTACAACGATTTGGCCGCCGCATCGACCTTCGTGTGAAAACGGGGGCCGAAGCCATCCGGGCGCTGGTCATGCAGATCCCGGCGTTTCGTCAGAAACTGAGCGACGGCTGGTATCAGGTACGGATTGCCGGGCGGGACGTCAGCACGTCCGGGTTAACGGCGCAGTTACATGAGACTCTGCCTGATGGCGCTGTGATTCATATTGTTCCCAGAGTCGCCGGGGCCAAGTCAGGTGGCGTATTCCAGATTGTCCTGGGGGCTGCCGCCATTGCCGGATCATTCTTTACTGCCGGAGCCACCCTTGCAGCATGGGGGGCAGCCATTGGGGCCGGTGGTATGACCGGTATCCTGTTTTCTCTCGGTGCCAGTATGGTACTTGGTGGTGTGGCGCAGATGCTGGCACCGAAAGCCAGAACTCCCCGTACACAGACAACGGATAACGGTAAGCAGAACACCTATTTCTCCTCACTGGATAACATGGTTGCCCAGGGCAATGTTCTGCCTGTTCTGTACGGTGAAATGCGCGTGGGGTCGCGGGTGGCTTCTCAGGAGATCAGCACGGCAGACGAGGGGGACGGTGGTCAGGTTGTGGTGATTGGTCGCTGATGCAAAATGTTTTATGTGAAACCGCCTGCGGGCGGTTTTGTCGTTTATGGAGCGTGAGGAATGGGTAAAGGCAGCAGTAAGGGGCATACCCCGCGCGAAGCGAAGGATAACCTGAAGTCCACGCAGTTGCTGAGTGTGATCGATGCCATCAGCGAAGGGCCGGTTGAAGGTCCGGTGGATGGATTAAAAAGCGTGCTGCTGAACAGTACGCCGGTGCTGGACAGTGAGGGGAATACCAATATCTCCGGTGTCACGGTGGTGTTCCGTGCAGGTGAGCAGGAGCAGACACCGCCGGAGGGATTTGAATCCTCCGGCTCCGAGACGGTGCTGGGTACGGAAGTGAAGTACGACACGCCGATTACCCGGACCATCACGTCTGCAAACATCGACCGTCTGCGCTTTACCTTCGGTGTGCAGGCACTGGTGGAAACCACCTCAAAGGGGGACCGGAATCCGTCGGAAGTCCGCCTGCTGGTTCAGATACAACGTAACGGTGGCTGGGTGACGGAAAAAGACATCACCATTAAGGGAAAAACCACCTCACAGTATCTGGCCTCGGTGGTGGTGGGTAACCTGCCGCCGCGCCCGTTCAGTATCCGGATGCGCAGGATGACGCCGGACAGCACTACAGACCAGCTGCAGAACAAAACGCTCTGGTCGTCATACACCGAAATCATCGATGTGAAACAGGGCTACCCGAACACGGCACTGGTCGGTGTACAGGTGGACTCGGAGCAGTTCGGCAGCCAGCAGGTGAGTCGTAATTATCATCTTCGCGGGCGCATTCTGCAGGTGCCGTCGAACTATAACCCGCAGACGCGGCAATACAGCAGTATCTGGGACGGAACGTTTAAACCGGCATACAGCAACAACATGGCCTGGTGTCTGTGGGATATGCTGACCCATCCGCGCTACGGCATGGGGAAACGTCTTGGTGCGGCGGATGTGGATAAATGGGCGCTGTATGTCATCGGCCAGTACTGCGACCAGTCAGTGCCGGACGGCTTTGGCGGCACGGAGCCGCGCATCACCTGTAATGCTTACCTGACAACACAGCGTAAGGCGTGGGATGTGCTCAGTGATTTCTGCTCGGCGATGCGCTGTATGCCGGTATGGAACGGGCAGACGCTGACGTTCGTGCAGGACCGGCCGTCGGATAAGGTGTGGACCTATAACCGCAGTAATGTGGTGATGCCGGATGACGGCGCGCCGTTCCGCTACAGCTTCAGCGCCCTGAAGGACCGCCATAATGCCGTTGAGGTGAACTGGATTGACCCGGACAACGGCTGGGAGACGGCAACAGAGCTTGTGGAGGACACGCAGGCCATTGCCCGTTACGGTCGTAACGTCACGAAGATGGATGCCTTTGGCTGTACCAGCCGGGGGCAGGCGCACCGCGCCGGGCTGTGGCTGATTAAAACGGAACTGCTGGAAACGCAGACCGTGGACTTCAGCGTGGGTGCCGAAGGGCTTCGCCATGTGCCGGGCGATATCATTGAAATCTGCGATGATGACTATGCGGGTATCAGCATCGGTGGTCGCGTGCTGGCGGTGAACAGCCAGACCCGGACGCTGACGCTCGACCGTGAAATCACGCTGCCATCCTCCGGCACCACTCTGATAAGCCTGGTTGACGGAAATGGCAATCCGGTCAGCGTGGAGGTTCAGTCCGTCACCGACGGCATGAAGGTGAAAGTGAGCCGTGTTCCTGACGGCGTTGCAGAATACAGCGTGTGGGGGCTGAAGCTGCCGACGCTGCGCCAGCGCCTGTTCCGCTGCGTGAGTATCCGTGAGAACGACGACGGCACGTATGCCATCACTGCCGTGCAGCATGTACCGGAAAAAGAAGCCATCGTGGATAACGGGGCGCACTTTGACGGCGACCAGAGCGGCACGGTGAATGGTGTCACGCCGCCAGCGGTGCAGCACCTTACCGCCGAAGTCACCGCAGACAGCGGGGAGTATCAGGTACTGGCCCGCTGGGACACGCCGAAGGTGGTGAAGGGCGTGAGCTTCATGCTTCGCCTGACCGTGGCAGCGGACGACGGCAGTGAGCGGCTGGTCAGCACAGCCCGGACGACGGAAACCACATACCGCTTCAGACAACTGGCGCTGGGGCGTTATATGCTGACGGTCCGGGCGGTAAATGCCCGGGGGCAGCAGGGTGATCCGGCGTCGGTATCGTTCCGGATTGCGGCACCGGTAGCGCCTGTCACTATTGAACTGATACCGGGGTATTTTCAGATAACGGCGGTCCCGAAACTGGCTGTATATGACCCGACGGTACAGTTTGAGTTCTGGTTATCGGAAAAGCGGATTATCGATATCAGGCAGGTTGAAACCACAGCCCGCTATCTTGGTACGGCGCTGTACTGGATAGCCTCCGGACCGGATATTGAGCCGGGCAATAATTATTATTTTTACGTTCGCAGTGTGAATACCGTCGGCAAATCGGCATTTGTGGAGGCTGTTGGCCAGCCGGGTAACGATGCTGAGAAATATCTCCATTTTTTTGAAGGGAAAATAAACAGCACCCTGCTGGGGCAGGAGCTGAACGATCGTATTAATGCCTCGGCATTGCGCAGTGAAGTTGAGCAACTGGAGGATGAGATCAATCAGCAGATAGAGAGTGATATTGCTGAAGTGACCCAAAAAATCGGGGAGACAGAAAACAGCCTCACGCAGCTGGTTGCGAAAAAAAATGATGAGCTGTCACTGGGTATATCACAGGTGAGCCAGAGAGTGGATAACGTCAGCAGCGAACTCACGCAGACGGTCAGTCAGAGTAATGAGGAGAATGCACGCCAGATAGCGCAGGTTCGCCAGTATGTGGATCAAAAAAGCAGTGAAATCATGACGACAACGGACCAGAAGCTGGGAGATCAGGAGGCCACCATCCAGCAGATACAAAAGGTTCAGACGGACACCAGTAATAACCTGAACAGTATGTGGGCCGTGAAACTGCAGCAGATGCAGGATGGTCGCCTTTATATTGCGGGTATCGGTGCCGGTATTGAGAACACCCCCGACGGCATGCAGAGTCAGGTGCTGCTGGCGGCAGACAGGATTGCGATGATTAATCCTGCAAATGGCAACACAAAACCGATGTTTGTTGGTCAGGGTGATCAGATATTCATGAATGAAGTGTTCCTGAAATATCTGACGGCTCCCACCATTACCAGCGGCGGTAATCCTCCTGCATTTTCCCTGACACCGGACGGAAAGCTGACCGCTAAAAATGCCGATATCAGCGGTAACGTGAATGCGAACTCCGGGACGCTCAACAACGTCACGATAAATGAGAACTGTCAGATTAAGGGGAAACTGTCAGCCAACCAGATTGAAGGCGATATTGTCAAAACGGTCAGCAAGTCTTTCCCCCGCACGAACAGTTATGCCAGTGGCACCATCACGGTAAGAATCAGTGATGATCAGAAATTTGACCGGCAGGTCATGATACCGCCAGTGTTGTTCCGTGGTGGTAAGCATGAGAATTTCAACAGTAATAACCAACAGTCATACTGGTATTCAACCTGCCGGTTAAGAGTGACCCGCAATGGTCAGGAGATTTTTAATCAGTCCACGACGGATGCTCAGGGCGTATTTTCCTCAGTTATAGATATGCCTGCCGGACAGGGGGCGCTGACACTGACATTCACCGTATCTTCATCAGGAGCGAATAACTGGACACCAACAACCAGTATCAGCGATCTGCTGGTTGTGGTGATGAAGAAATCCACAGCAGGTATCAGTATCAGCTGAATTTTATAACCCATAACGGGCGTCAGAAATGACGCCTTTTTTATTGCAGAAAAGCGAGAGGTAATTATGCGTAAACTTTATGCCGCCATTTTGTCCGCAGCCATTTGTCTGGCCTTATCCGGTGCGCCTGCATGGGCGTCTGAACATCAGTCCACGCTGAGCGCGGGGTATCTTCATGTCTCGACGAACGTTCCCGGCAGCGATGATCTGAACGGGATTAACGTGAAATACCGTTATGAGTTTACGGACACACTGGGTATGGTGACGTCATTCAGCTATGCAGGAGACAAGAATCGCCAGCTGACCCGTTACAGCGATACCCGCTGGCATGAAGATTCCGTTCGTAACCGCTGGTTCAGCGTAATGGCGGGGCCGTCTGTGCGCGTGAATGAATGGTTCAGCGCGTATGCGATGGCGGGTGTGGCTTACAGCCGTGTGTCGACTTTCTCCGGGGATTATCTCCGCGTAACTGACAATAAGGGGAAAACGCACGATGTGCTGACCGGAAGTGATGACGGTCGCCACAGCAACACGTCTCTGGCGTGGGGAGCTGGCGTGCAGTTTAACCCGACCGAATCCGTGGCTATTGATATTGCTTATGAAGGCTCCGGCAGTGGCGACTGGCGCACTGACGGTTTCATCGTGGGTGTCGGTTATAAGTTCTGATTAGCCAGGTAACACAGTGTTATGACAGCCCGCCGGGTTCAGGCGGGCTTTTTTGTGGGGTGAATATGGCAGTAAAGATTTCAGGTGTCCTGAAGGACGGAGCGGGTGAGCCTGTCGTAAACTGTGCGATTGAATTGCGAGCCAGAAGAACCAGTCCGACAGTTGTGGTTAATATTGTGGCAACCTGTCTTACGGGAAGTGATGGCGGGTATACTATTAATGCTGAGCCGGGATTTTATGATGTATTTTTGTCCCGCTCAGGGCATCCTCCTGTAAAGGCGGGGGAAATTTATGTTGCACCGACAGATGAGCCGGATACGCTGAATGCTTTTCTGGATGCACCAAAGGAGGGTGATTTACGCCCTGAGGTAATGAAGCGTTTTGAGGAAATGGTAAATACCGTTGTTCGCTTGTCTGAGCAGGTGGTCAGTGACAGGGAGAGAGCAGAAACAGCTGCTGATGATGCAATCAATGCAGCAACATCTGCGGCGGTTAGTAAGGATGAGGCAGAAGAGCTAAAAAATCAGACACAGCAGAGCGCCGAAGCTGCAGCCGGAAACGCACAGCAGACGGCACAGGATGTGACGACAACCGCAACGGCCCGTGATGATGCGGAACGTTTTGCGGGTGAGGCAGAAAACAGCGCACAGTCATCAGGCACAGCGCGGGACGAATCAGTCGATGCCGCCGAACGCGCCCGCCTTTATCATAATGCCGCATCATCAGCAGCGACCAGTTCAGAACTGTCGGCAAATGCGGCGCTGGGGCACAAAAACAGTGCCGCCGAATACGCCCGACAGGCTAAAGCCAGCCAGGATGCAGGTGCAGACAATGCGCAGGAAGCGAAACAGTACAGGGATGAGGCGCAGCAGATAGTTGATGACCTGAATGCAACAAATGCCTCCACGACAGAAAAAGGTCTGGTGCAACTCTGTAGTGATACGGACAACGACAGCGAGGAACTGGCTGCCACGCCAAAGGCTGTCAAAGACGTCATGGACGAGGCGAAAACAAAAGCGCCACTGGACAGTCCGGCCTTCACCGGCACCCCAACCACCCCAACCCCACCGGATGATGCCGCCGGTCTGGAAGCAGCGAACGCAGCGTTTGTGCGCAAACTGCTTGCTGCGCTGGTTGGCTCATCGCCGGAAGTTCTGGACACCCTGAACGAGCTGGCAGCGGCGCTGGGCAATGACCCGAACTTTGCGACGACAATCACAAACGCGCTGGCAGGCAAACAACCGCTTAATGACGTCTTAACGGCAATCAGCGCACTGACGCAACGGGCAGATAATCTTCTGTACTTCAATACAGACGGGAATGCCTCACTGTCTCTGCTGTCAGAGAAGGGCCGCGCATTACTGGCGCATGACACGGCTGAAGCCATGCGCACGGAGCTTGAGCTGAACGCGGCTGCGACGATGGAACCCCAGAGTGATATCCGTGACCGCACACCGGGCAGGCTGGCCCTGTCCGGGATGTATGGGTTTGGACAGGCATTCACCAGCACTGACGCTCTGGCGTTTGAGGGGCTGTCTGATTTCGTTGAGTGGTTGAAGAAAGTCACGCCGGGGCGGTATGCGGTCAGTATTACAGACTCCTCGCAACTGCTTACCGGTACCACGCAATTTAACGGCATTATTGATGTGATGTGGTCACCGTACGCCAACAGTGAATCCGACACAGTCCGCAAATTTAAAACCCTGATGTGCTACAACCAGTATTATCAGGGTGAACACTGTATTCACTATATGCAGTACCGGTACAACGACAGCGATAACAGCTGGAACATGTCATCGCGGGTAGTTGTATACGACGGAGATTCACTGGCGTACCTGCTGTCCAGGATGGCGGGCTCAGGCTCATATTATAAATACCCGGCCGTTGGTGTGCCGATTATGGCGGCATATCAGGGGGAGAGTTTTGGTGCAGATGCGTCTCTGGGGCTCGGTGATATTGTGCCGGGTTCCCGTCTTGGCCCTCTGGCTATGAGTGCACGGGTTAGCGATACAGGGACATACGCATCCTCACCGCAGGTTGTGATTGGCGGTGCTGGTGAATACAACTTCCCCGGTCGTTACACGGCGCTTTCGGGGACCCGCATTAGTCACGATACAACGCGTGGCTATATCGGTCTTTTTGTACGCATTGAGTAATAAGGAAATAAGACATGAAAATCAGAGCGGTGAAAGGCATCAGAAACGCGCATTATCTTGAAAATGGTGCGGTTGACTGCGAGGTGTTATTTGAAGGTGAAACGGAGTTCGTCCTGTATACCGCCATACAGGATGATATGGCCCCGACAGGCCAGCATGTCTGGCAGGAGCTGCAAAGCGGGAAATGGGGCGAAATCGCCCCGTTCACCGTCACGCCGGAACTTATTGCAGCGGCAAAGGATGCCAAAAGGCGGGAAATTGAGGCATGGCGCGACAGTCAGGAAAACGTTGAGTTTATTTTCACGTTTGATGGCCGTCGTTTTGATGGCGGAAAAACCTCGCAGTCACGCCTTGCCCCCGTGGTTGCAACAGCACAGGCCGGACTGCTTCCGGAGGGATTTTTCTGGACTGATGCGGATAATAATAACGTCGTACTGACCAGGGAGAAACTTATTGCGCTGAACGATGCCATGATGGTGGCCATGGTGGCGGAGGGCTTTAAAATCCACGAACGTCAGCGGGAGATGAAAGAGGAACTGAGCAGCCTGGAGGATTTACGCTCAATCAGAGCGATGGCGATTAGCAGTAATTAG